AGTCCGGCACTAAGACGTTCATCCCTGCCGAGTTGTCGCAGAAGTGTGAGCGACCGTTTGGTGCTGAATTGCCCCAGGACGAGTATGTGTTTGCGATTGACCGGACACCTGACTGGGCGCATGCCACCGTCGCGGTATCAGTCAAAGTCGACGACGTTATCTACACCGAGCTGGTGGCGAGCATAAACAAACCGTCGCTGGAACAGTTGATATTTATTTGCGGTCAAATCATGGCCCACAACCCCCGAGCAATCATCGTCGACGGTTACACGCTGCGCGATCTACACAAAGAACTGAAAGCTCGCGGTTACCCTGCCGAGACCGCGACGTTGGGCGACATTGTCAACGCCTCGTCGCTGTTCTATGCGCGGTTGGCTCGTAAGACTCTCCAGCATGGTGGCGACCCTCTGTTGTCGATTCAGATTCCGCGCACGGTTCGAAAAATGGTCGGCGAGGGATTCCGGGTATCGCGGCGCGATTCTGCAGTCGAAATTGATGCTGTAATGGCAACTTTGTTGTCGACGTTCGGCGCGGATACTTTGCGCGAACAATCGTTGCAGGTATTCTGATAGGTCTATGAATAACGACAATATCGACGGCTACGCGGTGCCTGTGGATCCGATGGACTTGCTGCACTGCGATTCCTGCCAGTAGGGGATGAAGGGTATCTCGACGCTGTAAGACCCGCAAGGGAACGGCGGCGGACTCCGGTTCGACTCCGGACATCTCCACGACACGCCGAACACTACATGTTGTGGTCTAACCCCATAACTGGCACAATATGTAGTAATGGGATTACTTGATTATCTTGGCCTGACGCGGACACGCGATTTAGAAACACGCTCGGGTGCAGTATTCCCATCACCGAAGTACGCTTCGTCGGGAGTAACCACCAGCGACGCTCTTAGCCTCGCATCCGTCTACCGTGCCGTTACCATTCTCGCTAACGCGATGAAGCAACTCGGCATCCACGTTTATCGTGACGACAAAGAGGTTACCCCGGCCCCTCTGTGGATCCGTCAACCTGACGCGGCCACTACACGCGAGACGTGGATGGAGTCGACGGTCAATTCGTTGGCTCTCGCCGGAAACGCTTACTGGCTTGTTTCGCGCAACCCTCGCGGCGAAACCGTCAACCTGCAGGTTCTCAACCCATTCAACATGAACATCAACACGGATGTGAATGGCAACGTTATCAACTACACGTATCGCGGTACGACGAATTATTCGCTCAACGACATTCAGCATTTGGCAATGTGCAGGGTTCCCGGTCAGGCTTACGGCCTTGGCCCTATCCAAGCTGCACAGCAGGACTTGTTGAACGCGCGAGACACTCGTGACTACGCCGCTACGTGGTTTACCGATTCTGGTGTTCCGTCTGGCATTCTCAAGTCCGACCAAATGCTCTCTCCCGATCAGGCGAAAGCTGCTAAGGATGCCTGGAACGCGACTGCTGGTGCAAAGTCTGGCACGGCCGTGTTGGGTAACGGATTGTCGTGGCAGAGCACGTTCCTCAATCCCAAAGATGCCATGTTTATCGAAACGCAATCGTGGAATGTGCAACAGATTGCCAGGTTGTTTGGCATCCCAGCAAACATGCTTCTCGCTTCGGTCGACGGCAACTCGATGACGTACACGAACATGGAGCAAGAGCAAATGGCTTTTGTTCGTTACACGTTGTCGCAGTACATCGTCGAAATCGAGTCGGCACTCTCGCACGTGTCGAGCCGAGGCACGATGGTCAAGCTCAACGTCGACTCGTTGCTCCGCACCGACACGTTGACCCGATACCAAGCACACCAAATTGCAATCGCCGCCGGCTGGATGACGATTGACGAAGTACGAGCAATCGAGGACTTACCAACACTTGAAGGAGATTTCAGTGCAGTCAGTTGAGACACGCGAGATTCAGTTTCGCATTGAGAACGCCGACGAACGAACCGTTGTCGGCATGGCCGTTCCGTATGAGACCGAAGCACACGGTGAGAAGTTTGCGCGCAACGCAGTCGAACTTCACCGCGATGCAAAGCTCTACTGGAACCACAAAGACGTTATCGGCGTTATCGAACGCGGCGAGCACACCGAGGACGGTTACATGATCCGTGCCCGGTTTGCCAAAGGTACCCAATCTGCCGACGAAGCTTACGCACTGGCCCAACAGGGTGTTGTTGACAAGTTCTCGGTCGGTTTCATCATGGACGAGGCCCGACAGGACGGCAACGTGCGCGTTGTCACCCGGGCCATCGTCAAAGAGGTCTCACTGACCCCAATGCCGTGGTATGAGACGGCAGACGTTCTTGGCGTTCGTAACGCCGAGGAAACAACCGAGTCGGAAATCCCGGCCTCGGCTGAAAACAAAGGAGAAATCGTGGATCCTGAAGAAACCACTCCCGACTCTTCCGAACTCGCCGAGGTTCGAGAAGCAGTAGAGGTCATGCAGCGCGAGCTGGTTGTCCTCCGTTCACACGAGAGCGCACCGGTCGTTGACCAGCGTTCTGCTGGTGAATTCATGCAAGCAATCGCAAAGGGTGACGACGCGGCAGTTCGCGCCTACACCGGAGCGAACACAGGTGACAGCATTGTTACCCCGTTCGACCGCGACCTTGTCAGCATCATCGAAAACGCTGCGCCTCTGCGCCAGGTGTTCTCGACCGGAACGACCCCTGCAGAGGGCATGCAGATTGTGTTCGCACAGCTCAAGACCATCGTTGACGGCACTGCTGTTCAGGCTGCACAGGGCGACGACCTCGGCTACTACGAAGTCCAGCTTGAGACGAAGTCGGTCGCACTCAAGACCATCGGAAACTACGTTGAAATGTCGATCCAGGCAATTCTGCGCAGCACCATCGACTACCTCAACACGTCGCTTCGCGGTCAGGCCATTGCGCTCGGTAACAAGCTCAACGCCGAACTCATCGCCCAGTACCAGACCACCGTTGCTGCACAAATCACGGCCAACAACAAGGTCACCGTTGCAACGTCGTCGACCTACAACTCGTGGCTTGCTGCAATCACTGATGCAGCTGCGAAGTTTGCAACCATCGGTCTCCCCATCGAAACGCTCGTCGTTGACACGGCCACGTTCAAGGAACTCATGGCCCTGCAGGGTTCAGACGGTCGCCCAGTTCTCCTGGTTGACGGTTCTGGAGTCAACAACGTTGGAACCATTTCGCCCAGCGGTTTGGGTGGACAGTTCGCCGGCATCCGCGTTGTCGCTGTCACGCAGCTCAACGTCAACAAGTCGCAGTGTGCGTTCGTGAACTCGGCGGCTCTCCGTCAGTACACCTCGGCAAGCTTGCGCCTCGAGTCGACCAACGCCATCAACATGTCGTCGGCCTACTCGCTCGGTGTGTTCACGTGTGTCGCAGACGAAATCCCGGCAGCAATCGTCGGTATCGTTCGCGCCTAATCTAACCCAAGGATAAAACCATGACCGCCGCACTGTTAAAAGCGTATGTTGGAGCACCTGACTCTGACACGACGTTCGTAACAGCATGCTGGGATGAGGCAGTTGTTCTCGTCACCAAGTTTGTTGGAACAGCAACTGTGCCGGCCACGGCTTTACTCCGGGCACGGATTGAATGTGGATCGGAACTATTCCACCGCCGTTCCGCCCCGAATGGTATCGCACAATTTGCGACACTTGACGGCGGTTCGGCGGTGCGAGTAGCCCGAGACCCAATGATTGCGGCCTACCCGATTCTGACCCCCTGGGTCGGTCAAGGTATCGCATGATCTCGCAAGGTCGTGATGCGCTACTAGCCGTTCTAACAACGGCTGGCATTCGCACATCCGAATATGTGCCCGAACGTGTCACCCCACCCCTGGCAGTTTTGCAACCAGCTGGTGACTGGGTTACGGCCGGACAAGTATTCGGCGAATACCGTCTCGGATTCGATGTCACCGTGATTGTTCAGACCGCCGCTAACGCGGTTGTTTCGTCAGCCATGGATGATGCCATCGATGCGGTTCTAACGGCTGTATCGGGCGCTACAGGCTTCTACGTGGGTTCTGTGTCTGCACCGTCACTGCTGTCAGTCCAAAACGCCGAATTTCTATCCGCAACACTTACCGTTTATCAAAACACCCGACTCTAAGGAGATATCGTGGCACTTCCCACAACCTCATCAACACGCATCAAAGCCAACGGCCTGCTGTTCCAGCTCAACACTGGCACGATTGCTTCGCCGACTTGGAAAGATTACAGCTTCGATTGCATTTCGTTCATGATCAAGTCCGAGGATGCATCCAACGACCAGGTCACGTTCTATGATGCATCGGTCGGCGGCGGTGTCGACAAGTACGCAGAGGCTGAACTCATCCAGTCGCTCGAATCAACGTCACTGTGGCAGTACCTGTACAGCAACCCTGGCAAGGAACTGCAGTTCCGTTACGCACCGTTTGGCAACACTGCCATCACCTCGACCCAGCCTGGTTTCACCGGGTACATGCGCCTCCCACGCATCCTGGCTCCCGGACTTGGTGGCGCAGCATCGGTCGACGGCACGTTCGGATCCGAGACGGTTCGTTTCGACATTGTCGACGAAACCGGACAACTGCTCACACAGGTCACGACTGGTACCTGGACACGCGCCTAGTCTCTAATGGCAGATACGGTCATTGGTGGACGTGGGCAAGGTATTTATCTTGTCCAGAAAGCTGGTGGCCGTACTGTCGTTCAGGGCCTAAACGAGACTCGACAGAAGTTTCTGGAAATGGGTGGCGACCGCAACCTGTTTGAGAAGTGGATGAAAGAGGCGGCTATGGTCGCAGCTCGCGAGGCAGTCAACACGGCCCCAGTCAACTCGGGCAAATTGGCTTCGTCGATTCGCGGTTGGGCATCAAAAACTGCACCTGTCAAAACGCGAGGTGGCGGTGTAGATCGTCGCATGGTGTTTGGTGGACTTATCACCGCAGGTTCCGCTCGAGTCCGAAACACGACCGGGGGCCAGCAAGTCACCACAGGCGTTCTCTACGGTCGAGCAACTTCGTTGGGTATGTTCCACGTCGCTGGCAAACAATCAGTGGCTGGCGACCGTACCTGGCGCACAAACGTGCGAGGCCGGGCAGACGCATTTATGGTCAAAGCACGTGAGAAAAAGAAGTCATACATGGTCACTTTGCTAAACTTCAGATTGACCAACTACATAAAGCAGAAAGGCTTTGAAACAAATGGACTTTGAGGACATTACCCTAGGCGAAATCGCCGAAATTGAGGACTACGCGCAACTGCCGTTTTCAGACATTGGTGAGGAGCGCATTGGTGTTATCAAACTGCGCATCGCGTTGGCGTGGATTATCAAACGTCGCACCAACCCTGACTTCATCATTGCCGAGGCAGAGAAACTTACCCCAAACGATTTTGCACAGTTGTTTGGGGATGACGAAACAAAAAAATAAAGAATGACCGGGCGCAACACCTCGCCGCGTTAGTAGTGGGTGCAGGTCTCTCGGTCGCAGAAGCAAACAACCTGACGTTGCGTGAACGTAACGCCATATTCAAATTTATGAACGGAGGCAAGTAATGGCTGTACCAAACATGATCGTGACTCTGGCCATGAACGCCAGCAAGTACGGTGCTGGTCTGAAAAAGGCCGCCCAGCAGACAACGTCGTTTAGTCAGTTCGCTTCCAAGGGTTTTAATCTTGCTCGCACCGCGTTCATCGGTTTGACTCTTGCAGCGTTGCGTTACATTCCAGTTCTGGCAAACATGGGTGCCGAATCACGCAAAGCCGACATCCAGCTCAAATTCATGCTCGAGAACATGCAGGGAATTTCGGTTGCAACTGACCAGACAATCAAACGTATGGCGCGTTATGCCGACCAGGTAAATCGTGCGACTGGTATTGACGATGAACAGGTCAAGGCCGTACAGCGCAAACTGTTGGTGTTCAAGACGTTGCGTGAAACTGCGGATGAAATGGGTGGCACGTTCGACCGGACAACACAGGCCGCGATTGACCTCGCAGCTGGTGGATTCGGCACGATGGAGACTAACGCCATCAAACTTGGTCGAGTGTTGCAGGATCCCATCAAAAACATGAACGCCCTCACCCGAGCAGGTATCACGTTCACCGATGCAGAGAAACGCAAGATTGCGCGTTTGCAAGAGTCCGGCAAACTGCTCGAAGCTCAAGACTTGGTGCTTCAATCCATCGAGGATCGTGTGCTCGGTTTGGCAGAGGAATCCGCCACACCGTTCGAAAAACTTGTCGGGCAGTTCGAGCAAATCGGTGACTCTATTGGTGAGGCCATGTTGCCATCGCTTGAAAAGGTCAACACAGAAGTGTCAAAGTGGCTTGCAACGCCCAAGGGCCGTCAGGATGTCAAAGCAATCGCCGACGGTTTTATCGCGGCGGCAGGTGGCATCCGAGAAATGGCAAACTTTCTCCGCGATGTAAAAGGCTTGCTTGACTCAATCACCAAGTTCAATTTCGACTGGGTGAACGCGCTGCGCAACTTCCGCAACGACATTCTGGGCATTCAAAACAACGCTCGGGGCGACCAGTCGGGCCGTGGCACTGAACCGTTTGGCGGCACAAGCCGCGACCGCGCAAGTGCACCGATTATCAACTTCAACGCACCTATCGACTCCGTCAGTGCCGGACGTGAGGTCGCACGTGTGCTGGCTGATTACAACCGGGCAAACGGTGGCCGATAATGCCAATCCGCGAAAAGTTCTTGTACGGTCTGGTCAAGATTGAGACTTCACCGTGGGCCACACCGTTCGTGTGGATTGATCGCACCGCCGACTTAGTCGCTGGTATCAATTACTCCGAGGGTGGACGTATTGGCACACCTGGAGCATCACAAGTTGACCCGGGAACACTAAACGCCACATTCAAAAACTTGTCAACCGTTCCGGTCGTCGGCAGCTTAGTTCGCATTTCATTCACCGATTTTGCTGGCTACGCATTCACTGGTTATGTGCAGGACGTTTCGCAACGAGTAGTTTTTGACCAATCAGTTTCACTAACAACACCAGTGACTCTGACGACGATCAACTGTCTCGACTGGGTTGGCTACATTTCACAATTCCAAGCAGTAGGAGCTGGTGGTGCTAACTGGATTACTGGTGTAGACGAAACTGACTCAATTTATCCGGCGCGTGATCGTGTATCCGCGTTGAACAAAATTGTCGATCCGTCTTTCAACACCAAGATTATTCTCCCAAGTGGTTTCACGGTTGTAACTAGCCTTGGGGACACTGATTTTGTTGGGAGTTTTGCGCAACATCTTGATTTGATTGCTACAAGCATAAATGTAACCTGGCGTGGAAATCATGCTTTGCCCACGAACGTAACTACTGGCCGAACATCTTTGGTTTCATTTGATCCGCAAAGCGTTTCTGGTAACGAAATAACATTTACTGATGCGGTAGGAACCGCAGGCCAGTTACATTACACCGAAATTGATTTGCTCAATTCAACGTCAAATGTCGCTAACACAATCGTTGTCAATAATCGTGTTCGTTTTGATGTGCCAGATGTCGAAGTCACAAAAATTGGTGGGTTCAACGAGGAAAACTACATGGTTATAAACAATCAAAATGTAGTTGGTTTGGCAATCGACGGTGTCCAAGAACTTTTAGACACAACTTCAATAACGACCTATGGAATACGCCAGACCGTAGTCGATACAAATGTCGCAATGCCAGTGTCGTCGTCCGGCTCATTCAACATCATTGTCAACCCATCAATGGAATATTCAGACGACGGTTACACACGAAACAACAGCAACTGCGTTGTGCGCCGTCGCAAACCATCACAGGATGCAAACCCGTTCGCCGCTTACAACGGTTTGTGGGCCATGCGATCACGCCAAACAGTCGCATCAGCAACAGCTCGTATTCTGTTTAGCGGTGGAGAAGCCGACGGCATCCCAGTCGTCGCCGGGTCAACCTATTACTTCAAAGGCTACGCAGCTCGCGGAACAACATCCCGAACAGACATGCGAGCCAAATTTGACGTGCGCTGGTACGACGATGCCGAAACATTGCTATCAACAACATCCACATCGTTTACAACATTGACCACCGCAAACACTTGGTATTTGGTCAGCGGAAACGCAGCTGCGCCAGCAAACGCAGTTCGGGCCACAATCGAAATGCTGTTTGAACGATCAGGTGGCGGCAACATCACAATTGGCGACCGTCTATGGGCCGACGCATTTATGTTCTCCAAAACAACCGATGCATATTTTGACGGCGATACGCCATGGGATGCCACAAACGCTTATGCGTGGACTGGTGGAGTTGGCGCATCACCGTCTTACAAACTGCTAAACAACGTAGACAGCGTTGGACTAACCCTGCTCGCCTATTATGCCAACACAAGTTTGCGAGTCACAAGAATACGTTGGAATGCCCAAGAAAATTTGTCGGACGTACCCAAATTGGTTGTCGGTCAAAAGATATATGTGGTTTACAAAGGAAATACAACTGCACATAAAATCGTCGGAATTGACGGCAACATCGACCCCAGCCGATACATGATCGACTACTACCTACAGAAAGTATAAAAATGAATGAACTAATCAAACGCATACTCCGCATCGCATCATTCGCATTCGGCGCAGCAATCGCCGGACTCGGCGCAGGTTCCGCAATCGGCCTCACAGTAGCCCAGAGCGCCCTCATGGGAGCCCTCACAGGCGTACTAGGCATATTCGGTGCCCTGGCGTTCATCTACGCCGGCAAAGGCACTGTAGACGACGGTGACTTTGATGCCACCATCAACTCGGCTATCGAAACGGCCCGCGCGAAAGACGGCAAAAAGTGAGCGATGGGGTGGTCGTCACACTCGAACGGATCTATGAAAAGCTCGTCGAGCTGGAGATTCGTCTCGGTGACCACCCCAAACAACTCGACGACCACGAAAAACGCATCCGCAACCTAGAAATGAAAGTTTGGTCATTCGCTGGCATTGGCAGTGTTGTGGCCATAATCACATCCCTCATACTCACGAAAGTAGGCTAAACATGGTTGACGTTGATTTACAACGACCAGTCAAAACAAAACGAATCAGCGACAACTTCGCAGCTCACCTGAAACGCGGTTCCGCAACACCAGGTGTCGACTATGTCACCCCGGTCGGCGAAACAATTTATGCGTGTGAACGTGGCATTGTGGTGTCGGCCTCGAACAACCCGAACAGTGGTGCCGGGCGAAACATCACCATTCGTCACCGCGACGGCTCACGCACAATCTACTTCCACCTGTCCGTGGTCAAGGTTCGTCCGTTGCAACGTGTCAAGCAAGGTCAGGTTATCGGTTTGACCGGAAACAGTGGCACACAAACCACAGGCCCACACCTGCACTTTGCCATCCAGCAAAAAGGCAAATTTGTTGATCCTGAAAAAGTGTTCCGCAAAGAAAAGCGTGAGGCCCGAGCAGAAAAGGCCGCGGCGTTGACCGTCGAGACGATGACACCGACACATGAGATTATCCCCGGCTAGGTTCTAACCTTTCTCCCTACCGGGTGGGGCAGTCGTTCTAGGGGGCGACTGCCCCTGTTTATGTGCTACAGTGTCACCACCTACTAGCAGAGGAGCATCATGCCTAAACAG